CGAAAAAGTAATGGTCGATCTTGATGTGGTGAAACAGCACTGCCGCATTGATACCGACTTTACCGGTGATGATGCCTTGCTGACTTTATACACTGGTGCGGCGGTGCGTTACGTTCAGACATGGACTCGGCGAACGCTCTATGAAAAAGAAGACAGCCCTGGCTACGCAGACGACACGGACCCAATTCTGCTTAATGACGATGTGAAGGCGGCCATGTTACTGGTGATAGGACACTGGTATGCAAACCGGGAGGCTGTAAATATCGGTAACATAACAACAGCGGTACCATTCGCCGTAGAAGCTCTGCTGCAGCCATATCGAATTTACGGGGTGTAGGAGGAATTTATGCAGGCCGGAAGACTGAGAGACAGGGTGGTAGTTCAGAACATAACAACATCCAGAGATCCTTCTGGTCAGCCTGTTGAATCATGGCATGGCGGCGCAGAAACCTGGGCAGAAGTTAAGGGCATCAGTGGGCGCGAGTTGGTAGCGGCAGGTGCTGAAACCGCTGTAGCCACTATCAGGGTATGGACACGATTTCGTAGCGATATAACTGCTGCGTCCAGACTCAGGGTTGTGACTGGTCCGTTCAAGGGTTCCATTTTGAATATCATTGGTCCGCCGATCCCTGACTCTCGTGGTGTTCAGCTCGAAATTCTTTGCAAACAGGGTGCCGAAAAATGATTGAGACGAGCATTGATTTTTCCGGGCTGAATGACATTGCGAAGGATCTGGAGGCGCTTAGCCGCGCTGAAAATAACAAGGTCCTGCGCGACGCCACCCGAGCCGGGGCCCAAGTGCTTAAGGAAGAAGTGATCGCACGCGCACCGGTGCGCACTGGGAAACTGAAAAAAAACGTGGTGGTGGTGACCCAAAAAAGCCGCCGCCGCGGGGAGATTTCTTCTGGTATTCACATCCGTGGCCGCAACATGCGAACCGGTAATAGCGACAACACCATGAAAGCCAGCGACCCGCGTAATGCGTTTTACTGGCGTTTCGTTGAAATGGGTACCGTTAACATGCCACCGCATCCTTTCGTTCGTCCCGCGTTCGATGTTCGCCAGGAGCAGGCGACGGAGGTTGCGATCAGGCGCATGAACCAGGCCATTGACGAGGCATTAAGCAAATGACGGAAGACGATCTCTATCCTCTGCTGGCATCGCTGGCCGGAGGGCAGGTTTATCCCTACGTTGCGCCGCTCGGCAGTGACGGGAAGCCTTCAGTCTCGCCGCCCTGGGTAATTTTCTCGATTATTACCGACGCGGCCGCTGACGTTCTCTGCGGTCAGGCGGAATCATCCGTTTCTGTGCAGGTCGATGTTTATTCCAGCACCATCACTGAAGCGCGCACAATTAGGAATATGGCGCTTGATGCCCTGCAGGTGCTGAAGCCGGAAAGCATTGTTAAAACGCCAGGCTATGAGCCTGATCTGCGCTATCACCGGGCGACGCTCGAATTTCAGATAACCGTTTAACCTTTCCCACCATAACAGACCGCTCCTGCGGTCTTTTTTTTAACTGGAGAAACCATGACCAGTAAGTATGAAGTCACAAAGGGGATGACCTTTGCCGTCTCCGACGCACCCGTAACCGCCGAGGATTTTAACGCCTCAGGTTTCCCGGGGTCTGGCATTACCTGGCTGGAAGCGGCCTGTGCAACAAAGGAGATCACCTTCACCGGCGGGCAGAAAGGGGATATCGACGTAACCACTCTGTGCTCAACTGAACAGGAGCAAACCAACGGCCTCGCCGCGCCTGCTGAAATGAGCATTACCCGTAACTGGGTTGGCGATGAAGCAGCACAGGAGGCACTGCAGACCGCTTACGAAAATGACGAACTGCGTGCGCTGCGTGTGGTATTCCCGTCTGGCAATGGTTTCTACGTGCTGGTGGAGGTACGTCAGAGCTCATGGTCTGCCGCAACATCTTCCGTTGTTGGCGCGACCTATTCTCTGCGTGTACGCGGCAAACCGAAACGCATCTACGCGTCTGGTTCCTGAGCGGCTTCGGCCGCTTTTTTTATCCCTCCTATCATGTAACAAGAGAAAAATGAAATGCCGCAAAAAACATCACAGAATTCATTACGCAACGTGGCGCTTACAGCATCGAAAGCCTATCGCACCAAAGAAGGGATCACGGTCCCTGAATGGGATGGCGCAAAGGTAACGCTGCGTGAACCTTCTGGCGATGCCTGGGTGAAATTCCGGGAGATCGTTAATCCCCAGCTCGCCGAGGGCGAAGAGGCACCGACGCTGACGGAGGCGGAAAAGTTTCTGCGTAACAAAGAGGCTGATGTGGTTCTGTTTATAGACGTTCTGCTGGATGAAAACGGCGAGCGAGTATTCAGCGATGAGGATCAGGAGCAGGTATCCAAAATTTATGGTCCTGTGCACTCCCGCCTGCTGGCTCAGGCCCTCAACCTCGGTATGAGCCAGGAAGAAGCGGGAAAGCCGTAAAGCAGCCGCTGACCTTCTTCCTGATGTCGCTGGCGCTCCGGTTGGGGCGTACTCTCCACGAACTGCGCCAGACTATGACCGCCAGCGAGCTCAAAATGTGGATCGAGTTCGACCGCATCAGTCCGATTGGTGACTGGCGCGCCGATGCTCAGGCGGGGCAGATCTCCGTTGCAATGCTGAACTCTCAGGGCGGGAAATTCACCATTCCTGACGTGATGCTGAAATGGGGTGAGCAGGAAGAAGGCGCTGAAGTCTCTGAACTTGAAGAATGGATGTCCAGTCTTTGATGCCCGCGGCTGCGGGCTTTTTTATGGGTGAAATATGGCAACGCTGCGCGAGCTAATCATCAAAATTTCGGCGAACTCTTCTTCTTTCCAGTCAGAGATCGCCAGAGCGTCCCGCATGGGAACCGATTACTACCGCACTATGGAACAGGGCGGGAAAAAAGCTGCAGCGGCCACGCGTGAAACCCAGCGGTCTTTGGCTGACCTGAATTCTCAGCTTGCAACCGTGCGATCTTCTGCTGCTGGGCTTGCCGGTGCGTGGGCTGGCGCATTTGCCACACATCAGCTGATTCAGTTTGCCGACACGTGGAACCAGTTGAATGGGCGTCTTCGCCTTGCGTCCTCTTCCAGCGAGGATTACGTGCAATCCCAGCGCGTGCTGATGGAGATCAGCCAGCGCACCGGAACATCACTCGAAGCAAACAGCAACCTTTACAGTCGTATTGCCCAGTCACTGCGTGATGCCGGTTACGCTTCCGCTGACGTGGCAAAAGTTACGGAAACCGTTGCAACATCACTGAAGCTTTCAGGCGCCAGCACCGAAGAGGCGAGCTCTGTTATCACCCAGCTCAGCCAGGCGCTTGGCTCAGGCGTTTTGCGAGGTGAAGAATTTAACTCCATCATGGAGAACGGCGGCCGACTGGCTAAACTGCTGGCTGATGGGCTGGGTACCACTGTCGGTGGCCTGCGTAACATGGCCAACAACGGCGAGTTGACGACCAACAAGATCGTCCCATTGCTAACCAACGTCGAGATCCTCCGTAAAGAGTTCGACACCCTTCCGGCATCCATCAGCGGATCTGCACAGAAAGTGCAAAACGCCTTTCTCGCATGGGTGGGCGGGGCGAACGATGCCGTAGGCGCATCATCAACCCTTTCTGGCGTGCTGGATAGTCTGGCGAATAACATCGATGATGTGGCAAATACTGCCGGTATTCTGGTTGGTGTTGGCCTCGCCCGTTATTTCGGCAATATGGTTGGCAGCGTCGCTCAGTCAACCCGGGCAGTGCTCGCTAACACGGCCGCTGAGGTCGCGTTGGCGCAGGCTCAGGTTCGCGGCGCTCAGGTTAGCGTTGCCGCTGGTCGCCAGGCTGTTTACCGCGCTCAACAGGCGCGCGCAGCGGCGACGAGTATTGAGGCTCAGATTGTGGCTGAGCGTAATCTTGCTGCAGCTCAGGCATCACTGAATACGGCGCTGGCTGGCAGGACCTCTGCAGTTAACAACCTCACCAATACAGCCTCGGTAATGTCACGGCTGGGTAGTGGGGTGCTGGGTATTCTCGGTGGCTGGCCTGGAGTGATTATCGGTGCCGGCGCTGCGATGTATGGCCTTTATCAGCATACCCAGCAGGTGCACCGTGAGGCGGTAGGTTTTGCCAACAACCTTGATGAGATCAACACCAAGCTCCAGCAGATGTCGGTGCTTGGCCTGCGTTCGACCGCGGCTGATGCCCGTACATCTTTACAGGCGCAGAAGCAGGACTTGGCCGACCTCGACTCTCAGATCGCGAAGGTGAAAGACAGCCTTAAGGCGGTTGACCAAATCCAGCAGGACTACAACCGCCATCCGACGCTGACCCTAATTAACACCTTCATGGACCAGGCCGACATCACGGCCAAAAACATCGAGCTGACCGATAAGCTGAACCAGCTGGAGTACCAGCGCGAACAGGCAGCCTCAAAAGTCGAGCAAACGCAGAAGCTGGTAAACAATGCCAGTGACCTGGCTACGCAAAAGGCTATCGAACAGGCTGGCGCCGTCTCAATCCTGAAAGGTGCTTATGACCTGCTTAACCGCTCAATGTCAGCGACCGCTGGCGCGAAGCCGCCGCAATATGCCGGGCCCGTCGTTTCAATTGCGAACGCAACGCCTCAGCAGCAAACGGCACTGGAGCGCTCACGCCGAGATAACGAGCTGGCCAGCCTAAGAGGTTTAGATAAACTCCATCAGCAGCACGTGTATGAAGCAGATGACTTGAAGCTGACGGGGGCGCTTTACACCCAGTACATCTACAACAAGGATCAGGCCGCCAAAAAGGATGCGGCAGCAGCTGAGGCCAAAAAGACCTCCACGGCTGCTTCAAAAGCGCAGAGTAAAGCCGAGCGCGAAGCGGCCAGCACCGCCGAACAGTATTCCCGAAAAATGGCTGATTTGAGCGTGGCCATCGACGTGCAGCGCGTCCGGGCGACGGAAGGCGAAAAAGCCTCCGAGCTTTATGCTGCGTCGCATCAGGCAGGCACTAAATGGACCGACGAGCAACGCAGGGCAATTCAGACATCATCAGCAGAGCTGGCAAAATGGACGCAAAAAGCCGATGAAAACGTGCGCAAGCAGCGCGAACAAGCCGATGCCCTGAAAGATTTAACTGAAGCGGCCAGAAAGTTCAGAGATGAGGCGACGCTGACAACCGAAACCGCAGGCATGAGTGATCGCCAGCGCAATCGGTTCGACGAGACGCAACAGATCGACCGTGTTTTTGCCAAAACAGACGGCGGTACCAAAGCAATAGCGCAGCGCGCGGCGGCCCTCGATGCTCTCGATAAGAAATACAAGGCCAGTGCAGCTGCAGAGGCCGACTGGATGTCGGGCGTGTCTCGCGGTTATTCAAACTGGCTCGATGAAATGAGCGATGTGTCTGGAACGGTTGCCGATGGCGTCCAATCCACGATGAACAGCGCATTAAGCAATGTCACATCCATGCTTGAGGGCAATAAGGTCAGTTGGAAAGCCTGGGGCGTGTCAGTGCTGCAAATCATCGAAAAAGTAGCTATTCAGATGGCGGTAGTGCAGGCGATGGGAGGTGGTTCTTCAGGTTCCGGTCTGATTGGTTCGCTGGTGGGCGGGGTAGCCAGTTATTTCGGTGGCGGAGCCGCTGCTGCGGGGAGTTCAGGTACGGCAATCCAAAATGCCGGAGCAAACTTTACCTTCAACGCAAAGGGAGGTGTATACGACTCTCCATCACTGAGCGCTTTCAGCAACGGCATCGTCAGGAATCCAACCATGTTTGCTTTTGCAAAGGGCAGCGCCGGAATTATGGGCGAGGCTGGGCCAGAGGCAATCATGCCGCTGACAAGAGCAGCAGACGGATCTCTCGGCGTTCGCACAGTCGGTGGTGGTGGTGGCTCTCAATCTGCTTCCTCCGCGCCGCAGGTCTTCATCACCATTGAAAGCAATGGCAATACCTCTACCAACACCTCTGCAGGGCTTGAGCAGTTTGGGGCGGAAATTGGCAGGTTTGTGGATCAGCGATACAAACAAAATCTTATGCGAGACATCCAGCCAGGCGGAGACATCTGGAATGCGACACGAGGAGGGCGGTAACAATGGCTATTGAAACTTTCTCATGGTGCCCGCGCATCAATGCAGAAGCCGATACTACTTTTAGAACAAGGAAAGCCCAGTTTGGCGATGGATATGAGCAGGTGTCAGGTGATGGGTTAAATTCTAGGAGCCAGCAATGGACGCTTAATTTCACCGGCAATGAGTCCTACATCACAGCGATAAAAGCATTTCTCGACAGGCACGGCGGTACCAAGTCGTTTCAGTGGAAGCCGCCGCTGGAACAGCTGGGTCTTTATCGTTGCGAAACTTATAAACCAACCGGCCTTGGTGCCGGGAAGTTCAACCTTGAAGTAACATTCAAACAGGCATTCCGACCATGAGTCTTACCGCAGATTATCAGAAGCTTGAGCCTGGCGACGAGATTAGGCTTTTCGAAGTGGATGGTACCGCCTTCGGTACCGGCGATGTGTTGCGCTTTCACAGCTACAGCCTTGCTCACACTGAAGCGGAAATAGCCGCTGCTGGTGGGGATGAAAATAAGCTGCAGGCGAAATCAATCTGGTGGCAGGGCGATGAATACAAAGCCTGGCCATGTCAGATTGAGGGGATCGAGGCCTCTACCAATGGCAGTAGCGCGCAACCGAAATTATCGGTGGCTAACCTTGATAGCTCTATTACAGCGCTTTGTCTGGCCTATGACGATATGCTGCAGGCTAAGGTAACTATCCATGACACGCTGGGAAAATATCTTGATGCGAATAACTTTGCCGATGGCAACCCCGCAGCAGATCCGACACAGGAAAAGCTGAAGGTTTTCTACATCGATGCAAAGAGCAGTGAAACCAACGAAGTGGTTGAGTTTACGCTTTCCAGCCCGATGGACCTTCAGGGGTTGATGATCCCCACGCGCCAACTGCACTCTCTGTGTACCTGGTGCATCCGGAATAAATATCGCACCGGCGATGGCTGCGACTATGCCGGAACCCGCTATTTCGACAAAAACAACAACCCGGTAAGCGACCCGTCGCTGGATGAGTGCAACGGAACGCTGACGGCTTGCAAACTCCGGTTCGGAGAGAATAACGAATTATCGTTTGGTGGTTTCCCGGGAACGTCTTTGATCAGGAGCTGATATGCGTCAGAAAACCATTGATGCGATTGTGGCGCAAGCTGCAGATGAATACCCTCGTGAGTGCTGCGGCGTAGTGGCACAGAAAAGCCGTGTAGAGCGCTATTTCCCATGCCGGAATCTTGCCTTGGTGCCTGAGGACAATTTTGTCCTTTGCCCTGAGGATTATGCCACTGCTGAGGACTGGGGGACTGTGATCGCCATCGCTCACAGTCACCCTGACGCCACGACGCAGCCGAGTGAACTGGATAAAGCACAATGCGATGCAACGCTTCTACCCTGGCATATCGTGAGCTGGCCGGAGGGGGATTTACGCACCATCCAGCCGCGTGGAGAACTGCCGCTGCTGGAGCGCCCGTTTGTGCTTGGTCACTTCGACTGCTGGGGGCTGGTAATGAGTTATTTTCGGCAAACTCATGGTATTGAGCTTCACGATTACCGGGTGGATTATCCCTGGTGGGAAAACAACTATCCAGACAACTTCTATCAGGATTGCTGGTACGAGTGTGGTTTCCGAGAATACGACGGGCCGCCCCAGCCGGGTGATATGGTGATCATGCAGGTCCAGGCTGATAAGTGGAATCACGCGGGAATTCTGCTGGACGGTAATATGCTGCTGCACCACCTATACGGACACCTGAGCCAGCGTGTGCCGTATGGTGGCTACTGGCAGGAAAGGACGATGAAGATTTTACGTTATAAGTCTCTGTGCTAACCTTTTGCAAAACCAAAGGGGATAGGGACATGAAAAAATTATTCTTGGCAGTAGTTTTACTCAGTTTGACAGGATGCGCCACAGAGGCAGTTCTCCCTGGGCAGGCTAAGCAGGCACCTCCGGAAAGAGTCCTTAAATATCAAAATGAGGCGTCAGATAAAAGCGCAACCTTAATTGTCGTCCGCGATAGTGGATATCTTGGTAGTGGTTGTTTTACTGGTGTTTACTTGAATGATGAAAAAGCAGCAATTCTAAATCCTGCAGAAAAAGTTACATTTCACCTAAATCCTGGGGAATGGAGCGTGGCGATAAAGGGCGAGGGTAAGCTTTGTATGTCAGATTCTGTGCCTGTGGGGAGTTATGTAAATCTTCGCGCAGGTGAGACTAAAGCTGTACGTTTATTTGCCGATCCGAGTGGTAATGTGGATGTGAAACCATTGCCACTTATGTGAATTAGTTAACGACAAACAAGCCCACCAATTGGTGGGTTTTTTATTGGAGCGCATATGCAGGCCATGAGCGTAAGAATTGAACTTGGCGGAGTATTAGGGAAAACATTTGGCAGGGCACACGATCGGTATGTTTCCTCAGCCAAAGAAGCCGTTCGCGCACTATGCTGCACTATCAACGGCTTCGAGAAATATCTAAATACCAGTAAGCAAAGAGGATTAACCTTTGCAGTTTTTAGAGGAAAGAAAAATGTTGGGAAAGACGATCTTGATTTCCCCTTAAACGGTGAGGTGATCAGAATAGTACCAGTAATAATTGGGAGTAAAAAAGCAGGCCTGTTACAGACAATTTTAGGGGCCGTCCTCGTTGTTGTAGGTGTTGTGGTCACAGGGTTGTCTTATGGATGGGCTGCTCCTGTAGGTGGCGCGTTGGTTAGTGCAGGTATAGGGCTTATGGCTGGTGGTGTGATTCAGATGCTATCACCACAGGCTGCTGGCCTGGCAAGCAAACAATCAGCTGATAACCAGGCAAGTTATGCATTTGGTGGCGTAACAAACACCGCTGCTCAGGGATATCCGGTACCCCTGCTATATGGCCGCCGTCGAATCGGTGGGGCGGTCATTTCCGCCGGTATCTACGTCGAAGATCAGCAATAAATTATCCCTCTTCATCTGGCCACCTGCGGGTGGTTTTTTTATGGGCGCAATATGGCTACACAAAAAGTGTTAAAGGGTCGCAAGGGCGGCAGCTCAAGTTCACGAACCCCGACCGAGCAGCCGGATGATCTCCAGTCTGTTGCGAAGGCAAAAATCCTTATCGCGCTCGGTGAGGGGGAGTTTTCCGGGCAATTAACAGGCAAAGATATTTATCTGGACGGAACAGCGCTCGAGAATCAGGACGGTTCGCAAAACTTTAGTGGTGTTGCGTGGGAGTTCCGCTCAGGAACGCAGGCGCAAAAGTACATTCAGGGTATTCCCGGTACCGAGAATGAGATCAGCGTCGGTACGGAAATTTCGAGCTCCACAGCATGGACGCGCACGTTCACTAATACCCAGCTATCTGCGGTTAGACTTCGCCTGAAATGGCCAGCGCTTTTCAAACAAGAAGACGACGGTGATCTGGTTGGATATTCCATTAACTACGCCATAGATCTGCAGACCGACGGAGGCACCTGGCAAACTGTTCTCCATACCAGCGTGACCGGTAAGACAACCTCCGGCTACGAGCGCAGCCACCGTATTGATTTACCTCAGGCAGGCAGCACCTGGACGATTCGCCTGCGTAAGATAACCGCTGACGCAAATAGCGCGAAAATCGGCGATGCAATGACGCTGCAAAGTTTTACTGAGGTGATTGATGCCAAACTGCGTTACCCGAATACGGCGCTGCTCTATATCGAGTTCGACTCCAGCCAGTTCAATGGCTCAATCCCACAGATTTCTTGCGAACCGCGTGGACGAGTGATCCGCGTTCCTGATACTTACGACCCCGAAACTCGAACTTACAGCGGAACCTGGACGGGCGCGTTTAAGTGGGCGTGGACGGATAATCCGGCGTGGATTTTTTATGATCTTGTGGTCACCGACCGCTTCGGGCTGGGTAATCGCCTCACTGCGGCAAATATCGATAAATGGGGGTTGTACCAGGTTGCGCAGTATTGCGATCAGATGGTACCGGATGGGAAGGGCGGCAGCGGTACTGAACCGCGTTATATCTGCAATGTCTATGTGCAAAGCAGAAACGAGGCCTATACGGTGCTCCGTGATTTCGCCGCAATTTTTAGGGGGATGACGTACTGGGGTGGGGATCAGATAGTCAGCCTGGCAGATATGCCACGCGACATTGATTACAGCTATACACGCGCAAATGTCATCGACGGCAAATTTGCCTACTCCAGCAGTACGACTAAAACACGCTATACCACTGCTCTTGTCTCATGGTCCGATCCTGCTAATGCCTATGCTGATGCTATGGAGCCAGTTTTTGAGCAGGCGCTTGTTGCACGTTATGGGTACAACCAGCTTGAGCTGACCGCCATTGGCTGCACCCGCCAGTCAGAAGCAAACCGTAAAGGGCGCTGGGGGATACTGACCAATAATAAAGACCGAATCATCTCTTTCTCGGTCGGGCTGGACGGCAACATTCCCCAGCCTGGTTACATCATTGCGGTCGCAGATGAACTGCTTTCAGGGAAAGTGACCGGAGGGAGGATCAGCGCAGTGAACGGCAGGGTCATTACGTTGGATCGTATCGCTGATGTTGTGGCCGGTAACAGGTTGATTGTGAACCTCCCCTCCGGAGTGTCACAGAGTCGCACGGTACAAAGCGTGAATGGAAAAGCCGTTACGGTCACCACAGCCTTCGGTGAAACGCCGCAGACCGAAGCTGTCTGGGTGGTCGAATCTGACGAGCTCTATGCACAGCAGTATCGAGTGGTGAGTGTCGCCGATAACAATGACGGGACCTTTACCATCACGGGTGCGTATCACGATCCGGATAAATATGACCGTATTGATACGGGGGCGATAATCGACCAGCGCCCGATCAGCGTTATTCCTCCCGGCAACCAGGCTCCACCGGCGAATATCTTGATCAGCTCATTCTCGGTGGTTCAGCAGAATATAAGCGTAGAAACGATGCGCGCGAGCTGGGATCAGGCGCAGAACGCTATCGCCTATGAAGCTCAGTGGCGCCGCAACGATGGGAACTGGGTGAACGTGCCGCGCAGCTCCACCACATCCTTTGACGTGCCGGGTATTTATGCCGGGCGCTACCTGGTGCGCGTGCGCGCCATCAACGCCGCCGAGATTTCGTCAGGGTGGGGATACTCTGAAGAGAAAACACTGACCGGAAAGGTGGGAAATCCGCCGAAGCCAGTCGGCTTTATTGCTTCTGAAAACGTGGTATTTGGTATCGAGCTGAACTGGGGATTCCCTGCAAATACCGATGATACGCTTAAGACGGAGATCCAGTATAGCCTGACCGGGACCGCAGATGATGCGATGCTGCTGGCCGACGTGCCTTACCCGCAGCGCAAATATCAGCAGATGGGCCTCAAGGCGGGGCAGATTTTCTGGTACCGCGCACAGCTGGTGGACCGAACCGGAAACGAATCAGGGTACACAGACTGGGTACGAGGGCAGGCCAGTATCGATGTTTCCGACATCACCGATGTGATCCTGGAAGAGATTAAAGATTCCGATACGTTTAAAGACCTGATCGAGAACGCGGTGGACAGCAATGAAAAAATTGCTGGAATGGCTGACGACATCAAACAGAATGCCGACGACATTGAACAGCAGGCGCTGGCCATTCAGGAAAACTCAGATGGTCTTGCTCAGGCAGCTGTGAAGATCGACGAGATTTCTGTATCGATGGATGGAATGACGGGAGGGGTGAAGAACTCCGCTATCGCCATAATCCAGAACGGGCTGGCGCAGGTCACTTCGCGTCGATCTCAAACCGTGACGAATGCCGGAAACAGCGCAAGCATCGACCGCATCGACACAACGATTGCTGATAGCAGCTCGGCAGTTGCCCGTGCTCTTGTTACGCTGGATGCATCTGCCGGTGGCAATATTTCCAACGCAACTGATCTCACCGAAACCCTGGCTGACTTCACTCAGGCATCTGCAACAAAAATCAATTCTTTGACCGTAACGGTGAATGGACAAACTGCTGCTATCACGCAAACCGCTAATGCGGTGGCCGACATTAACGGCAACATCAGCGCGATGTATAACATCAAAGTTGGCGTGGCCGCTAACGGGCAGTATTACGCTGCAGGGATGGGGATCGGCGTAGAGAACACT